ATGGGGGTAGTTGGCACAGAGGTGCGGGAAGAGGCGGGAAGGGGCGAGGCCTTGCGGGACAAGGGTTTGAGGGGTGTTGAGGGAAAAATTCAAGCGGGTTTGGGTTTGGCACAAAATGGCCTGTTTTTCGGTTTGAATGCCCGGCGTTCGGGTGGTATTTGGCACAAACCGCACGGCGAATTAACGGGGAGAAGGGGGCTTTTTAGCCATCACGTATGCGTAGGTTCGCTGCAGTTGATCGGAAGATAAATCGGTGAGTGATTCAACGCCGAAGGTCTTCTGCAAGTACGGCTTGTAAGCGTCCTGGTCCCCAAACTGGTTGCGGCATCGGGCTTTGATGGCGCGGATTTTGGCCTTATACCAGGAATCATCCTTGACGCTGGCGGAAGGCATATTGCGAAGCCTGCCCATCTGCTGCTTAATCCAGCGCACCAGGTCGTCGTACTTGGTCGCGGGGATCAGGTGATAGGAGGTCACCTGCGCCTGGTTATTGATCGCCTTCTGCGCGGCAGCGTAGCTCAGGGGTTGTTTCTTGATGGCATTGTGTAGCGCTATCCACTCGTCGCGTAGCTGAATGAGCGCTACCTTCTGGGCTTCAGTCACGACCTCGCCCGATGGTTGAACCGTCACCCTCGGTGGGCGTGGCGGTGTGGCGTAGGCATGGTTGTGAATATCGCCGCCCGCAATCTGGCCGATGGTATGGTTTTCTCCGCTAATTTCGACGGTATTGCCGGGATTGGCGTCGGTTAACCGCGGCACGGCTACGGTCTTGCCACCCTTGCGCACCAGATCGACGATCGAGGCGCTCTTTTTGTTCACGCTCATTTGATCACTCCAGGTAAAGGCTTGTGGCCGCGGCGATGACCAGATTGATCACCTTTTCTTCGGTGACGCCCGGCTCCTCAAGCAGGTCATAAACGGCCAGCAACAGCCCGGCCTTCTTGCCCGGCGGCATGGTGATGCCTCCCGCCGACAATCCCTTCTCCATCGCTTTCACCGCCCGACGCAGGCGGTCTCGGTCCATCCCCGGCGCGTGGGTGGACGGCGCCTGCAACTCGGCGAGCAGCATCGGTCCCTCTCCCGTCAGCAGCCAATTGGCGTTGATGCCCGCGTGCATCAACGCTGCTATTGCATCTCCACCTGGGATTCGTTGCGACGCTTCGTAGTTCTTCAATGATGGCAAAGGCATCCCCGTCGCCTCGCAAAGGTCCTTCTGAGTCAGCCCAAGCACCCCGCGCGCCTGCTTTATGCGAGTGCCGACGGACATTTTCAGGTTGTCGACTTCAAGCATGGAGTCGACAACCAAGTCGACAACCTGACCACTTGGTTGTCGACCGCCTTAAGCCGTTGAATTCCATAGATAAACAGTCCTTTTTGCCAATAGTGTGCAAATGCACCTGTCGACAACCTGTCAAGGCAGTTGACAAGGTATGCAATTGCGTATCTAATGCAACCCGTACCGCACAAACAACGGAGCGAAACAAGTGGCAATACAGCCCCCAAAAAAAGCCAGTCGAGAGGACTGGCACCCGGCCCGGATTCTAGCCGCCTTGCATATGCGCGGAATCACCCTGAAGGCGCTGGCGAAGCAGCCCGGCCTGGCGTCCGGGACGACCCTTTCGAGGGCGATGACGATCTCCTCTCCGCTCTGTGAACAACGGCTGGCCGATGCGGTGGGCATCCCCGTGCAGGAGATGTTCGCCGCGCGCTACCACGCCGATGGCACCCCGAAAGGGCGTGGCATCCGCGGTGCTCGCATCCTTCATTGTAAGGATTCGTATTGCCAACACAATGGCAATCATTCATTGCGGAGTAAACACCATGAAAACAAGTTTTGACCCGCTGACCCGCGACCTTTTCGAGGTGCCCGTAGAGGTGCTTCCGGCGCCCGGTTCGCTCGATTGCGGACGGGCGATCCGGCATGTGCTGAGCGATCTGATGACGCGCTCGAAGCACTCGCGGCAGGAAGTTGCCGAGGCGATGAGCACGCTGACCGGCGCGTCGATCAGCAAGCATCAACTGGATTCCTGGACGGCGGACAGCCGCGACGGCTGGCGCTTTCCGCTGGAGTACGTCCCCGCCTTCGAGGTGGCGGTAGAGACGCGGGAGCTGACCACCTGGCTGGCCGATGTGCGCGGCTGCAAGGTGCTAGTGGGTAAAGAAGCGCTCGATGCCGAGCTCGGCAAGCTGGAGCGGATCAAGGAAGACGCGGGCCGGCGCATCCGGCGGATCAAGGACGTGATGGGGACGATGCAGTGGAACCCATTTTGTCAGCCCAGGTGGATCGGACGGGCGGCCTTTTTCTTGAGGTTTTTGAGGGTATCCACCGTCACCTTGAACAGGGCGATGTCGTCCGTGAGCTGCTCCAGATTGATGTCCGTGTATTCGCGGGCGAAATCCTGCGGATTCTGGTGGAAGCGTTCCGCCAGGCTGGCCTGCGGCGGCGAGCCGCGCAGGGTTTCGGAGAGTTGCTGGAAGTAGCGGGCGAGCTGGTCCCGCTCCCGCTGCAAGCTGTCTTTTCTGAATATCGCCATCGTCTTCCTCCTGGAGATTGCAATGAGTTACGTGAATGACCCCGATCATGCCCTATGGATTCTACGTCAAGGCCCGGAACTGGAGCGGCGGGTGGCACGGCTGCAGGAGCTCCTGAGCCAGGCGAACGCGGGCGCGGTGGGGGATCTGCTGGATCTGGAGCTGGCTCGCCAGGACGTCATGGCGCTTCTGAACGTGATGGAGCCGGAGCCGGACTGGGACGAAGATTGGCCGGACTGGGACGGAGATTGCTGAGACTTCCGGACCATTTTAACGACGCCTGCTGACCCCTCCCTCTTTCCAGAATGCCCCCCATGAACGCCCCTTTGCCCGCCGTGACCGCCACGATGGTGGAAATCGCCCAGTCGCTTGGGGTGTCCAAGCAAGCCGCGCAGAAGCGAGCCAATAGTGAGACCTGGGCGAATGAGGTGGTCGGAACGCGCCGCCTCTACCCCCTCGCCACCCTCCCCACCGACGTGCGCCAGGCCGTGACGCATCACCGAACCGTCGTCGTCACGGCAAACCGGGGCGCGCGGATCAAGGCGCTGACCAGCGTGCTGGCGCAGTTCGAGGAGGAGCAGGAAGCCGCCCTCGCGCGCCGGCAGCAGACCGCCGAGGCGGTGCTGCGCGACCTCGCCGGCGGGCTGTCGGCGCGCGAAGCGCTGACGCTGTCCGCGCACAGCGAGATTGCGCAGGGCTGGCAGATCTGGTTAGTGAAAGCGCAGCCTCTCAAAAAATCCGCGAGCTGGGCGCCCTACGCGAACGCCTACAACTTGGCGGAAATCCCGGTCTCGCAAGCCGTTCGCGCGGCCTTCCCCGAGGTTTCCGCGCGCTCGGTGCAGCGCTGGGTGGGCGCTTATGAGGCGCAGAACCTCGCCGCCCTGGTCGATCGCCGCAACGGCTCCCAGCTCGCCGGCAAAACCGCGTTTTCCGCCACCCCCTTGCTGGCGGCGGCGGCCAAAAAGCTGATGCTCGATCGGCCCGGCATCCGCACCGGACAACTGCACCACCTGCTGAAGACCGCCGCGATAGACGCGAAAACCGGCGAGATCCTCTTCCGCGCGCCGAGTTACGACCAGGTGCTTCGCTTCCAGAAAACCTGGATCGCGGAGCACCGCGAACTGTACCTGCAGGCGACGAATCCGGACGCCTGGAAGAACCAATGCCTGCTCGCCTACGGCTCGTGCAGCGACGAGGTGAAGGCCTTGAACGGCCGCTGGGAAATGGACGCGACGCCGGCCGACTGGCTGCTGCTCGACAGCGACGGCCAGAAGAAACGGCACACGGTGAGCGTGATCCTCGACGTCTGGAGCCGGCGGATGCTGGTGGTGGTGGCGCGCACGCCGCGCACGGTGACGCACTGCTTCGCGCTGCGCCAGGCGCTGTTGACCTGGGGCGTGCCGCGGGAAGTCCTCACCGACAACGGGCAGGACTACCAATCCGGGCACTTCAAACAGGCGCTGCTGGCGCTGGGCATCGAGCACCGGACGACCGCCCCCTTCTCGCCCGAAGAGAAACCGCACGTCGAGCGCGCCATCGGCACGCTGAACCACTCGATTCTGGAGCTTTTGCCGCACTTTACCGGCCACTCGGTGGCCGAGCGCAAGGCCCTCGAAGCGCGGCGATCGTTCGCCGACCGGCTGGCCCGGAAGGGCGAACTGGTGGACTTCGGCGAGCTGGGCCTCGAGGCGATGACCGCCGAGGCGATGCAGGGGCGGATCAACACCTGGCTGGCCGGCATCTACGAGCAACGCGCTCACGCCAGCCTCGGCCGGAGCCCATTCGCCCAGGCCGCGTCCTGGACCGGCGAAGTGCGGCGGATCAGTGACGAGCGCAGCCTGGACCTGTTGCTGGCCAAGCCGGCCGACGGTGGGCAACGGACGACCCAGAAGAAGGGCATCCGGCTCGACGGCACGTGGTTTTACGCGCCCGACCTCGCGCGGATCGACGTGGGCAGCGTGGTGGACGTGTACGAAACGCCGGATCTCGGGCGGATCGTCGTCTATTTCCGCAAAAACTTCGTGTGCATCGCCGAAGCGGCCGAGCGCACCGGCGCGGACCGGCAGCAGATCGCCCTCAAGGCGAGCGAAATCAAGCGCGCCGTGGCGGCGGAGCAACGCCGGCGCCTGAAAGCCGAAACCAAGGGCCTGACAGCCACCAGCGAGCTGCTCGACCGGCATCTCGCCGACCAGGCGGCGGCGGCCGGCAAGCTGGTGGTCGGCGAGTTCGGCAAGACGGCGAGCCCGCACAGCAGCCACGGACTGACCGAAGCCGGCAAGGCGGCGGCGGCGCTGGCCGGGCCGAAGCCCTCGGCGCGCGCGGCGGCGCTCGCCGAACAGGCGGTCAAGGCGATGGAAGAGGCGCCGAGCAACGTGACCGCCTTGCCGGCGGCGAAAGCGCACGCGACGCCGCTGGAGGGACTGACGAATCGCGAGAAATACGAGCTTTGGCTGCTGTACGACGCCCGCGTGACGGCGCACGGCGGCGAAGTGGAGGTGCTGGAGGAAGCCTGGCAGCGGCGGTTCTGGCTGCACTTCCCCGGCACTGCGATGTTCCGGACCGAGGCCAGCATGGCCGCGGCGAGGCAAGAGGCGGACGCCCGATAGGACGGGCGTCCTGGGATGACCGAGCGGGCGGGAACCCGCTCTGACGACAGAGAGAGGTGATTATGACTGAAAACAGGGTTCACGGGGGGGCAGGGGTCAGCCCCCTGCCCGAAGGGGGGCAAATCGCCCCGCTGACGAACATCGCGGTGATCGAGCAGGCGATCTTCCAGCTCGCGGATCGCGGCGCGACCGACCCCGGCATGATGGTCGTCAGCGGGCCGTCTGGGTACGGAAAATCGGTGGCCGCGGCGTGGGCGAAAGCCCGGCACCGCGCGTACTACCTGCAGCTCGACGACTTCGTGACCCGGAAGAGTCTGCTGGTGCAGCTCTGCCTGGTGCTCGGATTGTCGGTCGACGGCAAGCCGCCGAAGGGCACGATCCAGCAGCTTGCCGAACGGGTGGCGGCGCAGCTCCATCAGGCGAGGCGGCCGCTGATCATCGATGAATTTGATTTTGCGATCGACAAGAACCTGGTGATGGCCGTGTTCTCGATCTACGAAATGAGCCGGGCATCGATCATCCTGATCGGCGAGGAAGCGATGCCGGCGAAGCTCAAGAAATGGGAGAAGTTCGACGGCCGTGTGCTCGATACGCTCTACGCCGAGCCGGTCAGCCTCGAGGACGCGCGCCGCCTGGCCCGCGCCAAGAACGCCCTGCCGCTGGCCGATGACCTGCTGGCGCACCTGGTGAAGATCGCCCGTGGCAGTGTCCGGCGCGTCTCCAACAACTTGCGCAAGATCTTCGAGACCGGCGCCGCCGAGGGCTGGGACCATTGCGACCTGGCGCGCTGGGGGGATCGGCCCCTGCAGCAGGCGGACGTCAAGCGGAGGGCCTCGTGATGTCGCGATTGCCCGCAGTGACCGAACTCGCCGGCGGCAAGAGCCAGCGGCAACGGGTGTGGGAAGCGATCCGGACCCATGCCGCCGGACGGGTGGTTCACGGCGCGTTCACCGCCGAGGACGTCTCGCGATGGAGCAAGGTGGAATTGCCGATCGTGCGAGAGTACCTGATTGGCCTCGAAGCGGCGGGGTATCTCCAGGCCGCCCTGGCGTGCGATGGCGGCGTCCAGCGCGGCGTTAAAAAGGGGCGCTTTTTGGCGCTGGACAACGGCGTCGAAGCGCCGCGCGTCCGGCGCGATGGCTCGCCGGTCACGCAGGGCAGCGGCACCCAGTCGATGTGGGACGCGATCACCGTGCTGGATACCTTCACGCACCCCTTTCTCGCCGAGATGGCGATGGTCAAGCCCGCGACGGCGGGGAATTACTGCGGGTTTCTCGGCCGCGCCGGATATCTCGAACTGGTCGTGCCGGGGCACGGTACCGGGCGGGGCGGCGTCGCCAGCGTCTGGCGATGCGTTCGGCAGCACCGCAATAAACCGCGCGCGCCGATGATCACCCGCCTGAAAGCGGTTTATGACCCGAACGTGCACCGAATCGTCTGGCAGGACGGCGCCGACGATTGCGCCGACAAGATCGACCTCGGCGAGGTGGTGGAATGAGCGGAGAGCGATTCTCCCGGACGTACATGCGAGAGCGCTGGTTCGGTGTTCTCGAGAAGGCGGTGGCGGACGACCCGCGCGGTATCCAGGGCGTCGCCGATCGCCTGGGCGACGGCTGCGGCCGGTCGGCGCTGTCGCTGATCCTCTCGGGCGCGTATCCAGCGCAGCCGGTCAAGGTTTCCCGGCGCGTGCTGGAAGTGTACGACTGCTACCGCTGCCCCTACCTGGGCCACGACGTGCGCGCGGACTTTTGCGCCAAAATCCAGCGCGGCCCCGTGCCGACCTGGGACCCCGCCGCGCTCGATTTGCGCCGCGCTTGCCAACGCTGTGAACAACGCCCCAAGCATCAGGAGATGAAATCATGAAGCCAGAAATGCCCCCAGCCCGTGCCGGCATCGTCGACCGGGAAGTCGTCGAGGCCCTGCGCGACCTCGCGGAAGTGCTCTCGATCCTGCTCCCAGAGTTCTCCGACCAGATCGATAGGGCCACGGTGAACGAGGCCCTGCAGCAGATCCTCGACGTGGCCCTGATCCATGACGCGCTCGGAAACTACGGGATTTATCCCGAGATCGACGAGGATAAAGGCGAAGCCGCCGCCGAAGAGGTGCGCGCATGAGACCCGCCAGCAAGCCGGGCGCCACCCGGAATAAACTGCTCGCCCGTCTGCACTGCCTCGCGCACGAACGCGCCTGGTCCGACGACGAATACCGCGACATCCTGCAAGGATTGACCGGGAAGCGCAGCGCCGCCGACCTCGACGAGGCCGGGCTCGCCCGTGCCATCGCCGTGATCAGTCAGCGCAGCGTTTCCGTCGGCCAGGCCGAGCCGGCCACGGACGCCGAATGGCGTTTCATCGCCACCGCCGCCGCCGAGAAACGCCGGCTGCTGCGCAAGATCGCCGCCACCTGCACCGCGCTCGGTGTCCCGCGCGCCTACGCCGAAGGGATCGCCCGCCGGCAATCCGGCGGCGTCGACCGCCGGCTCGAAATGTGCAGCTACGACGAACTCCGTAAGATCGCCGGCGCACTCTCCCGCACGCAGCAATATCGCCAGCGCCAGGCCGAGAAAGCCGGGGCGGCGGCATGAGCGCGGACATCCTCGATTTCCCGAACCGCCTGCCCGGACCGCTCGCCGAACGCCGCGCCCAGATCGCCCGGCGCGGCGTGCAGATCGATTTCGCCACGCTGCTCGGCAAGCTCGAACGCACGCTCGGCTGGCTCGACCGTCACCAGATCGAAGTGGCCGCCTTCGCGGCCTCGACGATCCGCGGCGCCGTCGTGCAGGCCCGCGCCTGCGGCCCGCTGGCGTATTTGTTGCGCGAAGAGAAGGCCAGCCGGGGCCATTGCTGCGTCGGCGGCAGCCGCTTCGAGCGCTGGGAAGCGCGCGACCCGCAGACCTGCGTGCTGATTTGCTGGGAAGAGGAGGTGAGCGCATGAAAGAGTTGTTACTCCTCTACCTGGTGCTGGCGCTGTTCAGCGAGCGCCTGCGCCGCGCGCCGGCGGTGTTTGTCCACCGCCTGGGCCATGCCTTCCGCCGCTGGTGTGTCCTGCGCCAGCCCTGGCGCATCGCCTGGCAGCGGGCGTGCCGGGAGATCCGCTCATGATCCTCGCCACCGATCCCTTGAGCAAAGGGCCGATTCCCCCGGAAGGGGCGATCACCTTCCGATTCGAGCTTTCGCTCCTGGCACACGCGCTGGCCGAAACCCCGATGCCTACCCGTGGGCAGGGACTGGTCCAGCGCATTCTGGACTGCCTGCCGACGGACCCGCGGTGCGCGCTGACCCCCGCCCAGGTAGGCAAGCTCCTTCCGGACGCCGCTGGCCGCACCGTCAGCAGCTATGTGTGCGCGCTGGCCCAGTCGGGACGGGCGCAGCGCGTCGGCCAGCCCGGCAACGCCCGTTACTACCGTCAACCCTGAAAGGCCCCCTGCCCATGCCCCCCAAAACCCGCATCAAAGCTGGCACTGCCCTCGCCGCCGTGCCGCAGAACCGTGACGAGGCCAGCCTCGCCGTCGACGAGATCGGCGCCGCGACGCGCGAGCTGACCCGCATCCAGGCCGAAATGAACGATCGGATGGCCGAGATGAAAACCGCTTACGAAACCCAGGCCGCCCCGCTGCGCGCGCGGGTCGACACCCTGACCCTGGCGATCAAGACCTGGGCCGAGGCGAATCGCGACGAGTTGACGCAGCATGGCAAGGTCAAGACCCACGATCTGCCCGCTGGCCAGATCCTCTGGCGCACCCGCCCGCCCTCGGTGCGTGTCACCGGCCTCGAGGCCGTGCTCGACAGCCTGCGCCGGATGGCCCTGGAACGATTCATCCGCGTGAAGGAAGAGGTGAATCGCGAAGCGATCCTCAACGAGCCTGAAACCGCCGCGCGTATCCCCGGCATCGCCATCAGCCAGATGGAAGATTTCGTCGTCGTGCCGTTCGAAATCGAACTGGTGGCGGCCACCGTCTGAATCCCCCCCCAGAAAGGACCCCCCCATGCCTCGCATGATTCCCAAGCCCGCCGCCCAGCGGCAACGTATCGCCGATCTGACCGGCTTTCCCCTGAGCGTGGTCGAAGAGATTATTGCCGTACACGCGGCGATGATCCTCGGAGACCTGGCCCGCGGGCAATCCGCCCATCTGCCCGCCCTGGGGAGAATCCGGGTCCGTCGTGGCCCGGCCACCCGCGTGCATCAGTCGCACCTGTCCGCCGGGGTCGTGACCTCGAGCGAGACGATTCGGCCCGGCATCCTGCGGGCCAGTCTCAAGCCCTCGAAGCGGCTTTCCCGCGTGCTCAAAACACTCGACGAGGTCTTCGATTGAGCCGCGCCGCCCCCGAAACGCTTTGTGTCGTCTCAATCGGAGAGTTCAACGAAATCCTGTTTGCCATCCCCGTCCAGGACGCGCCGGCGGTGATGCGCGCCCTGTCGGGCGCTGTCCAGATCGAGCGGGACTACGTCAGCCTGAAGTATGAGGAGGAATTCCAGATCAAGCGGGAATACCTGCCTATCCAGATCAAGCGCGTGAAAGCTTCGGCCATTCGCCGGATGCCGGCGTCCACGACCTCCCCAGCAAAAGAAGCCGTTCAAACAATACGGAGTTCCGTCAGCCCACAGATCGCCACCCCTTTACCAGGAGAAACCCCATGAATCAATCCGCCTTTATCCGCCGCATCGCCCGGACCACCGGGCTCCCCCAGACCGTGACCGACTCGATCCTCAAGGCGGCGGCCGGCGTCCTCGCCGACTCTCTCGCCGCGGGAGAATCCGTCAAATTCCCCGGTCTGGGAACCTTCGAGGCGCACGTCAGCGCGCCGCGGGTGATGCGGCTCAATCTCCTCGCGAACCCCGAAACCCGCACGGTCGGCGGCAAGCGCCGCGCGCGGTTTCGCGCCAGCAGCGCCTTCGCGGCGGCGGTCGAATTCAGAAAGGACTGACATGGACGCCCTTTCCTCATCCTCTGGCGATCTGCCGGCCCCCACCCGGCCCCTGGCCGGCCCCCCGCTGATCGACAGCGCCCCCGACACCGTCGCGGTCGAGCTGATGGTCTTCCGGATCTGCCACATCACCCTGATGCCGCTGCGCTGGCTATCCCGGTACGTCAGCCGGTCGCGCCGGGCATCGGCCGGCCGCGCCTGAGTGTTTTGGTGAACCCGTTGCCGCCCGAGCTGCCCGAGTCCCTGCGCGAGATCGCCGTGCTGTGCGGTCTCGACGCGGCGCTCAAGCTGGCTGCGGTGTATGGCGGCACGGAGATCTTTATCCCGGTCCGGCCCGACGGCCCGAGCGCCGCCGTGCTCCGGGCCTTGCTCGGCGAGCACGCGGCCGCCGCCCTGATCCGGGCCTATCCCGGCCATCGCCTCGCCATCCCGCGCTGCGTCCGTCTGCGGCGGGATCAGCGCGACCAGGCGATCATCGACGCCTACACCCACGGCGCCCCGGTCCGCGCCCTGGCCCGGCAGCACGGCCTCACCACCCGGCAGGTGAGGACGATCCTCAAGCGCGTGCCCGACGCCGGCAGCGTGGAGATGGGATGGCAATTGCAACTGTTTTGACGGGCGCGGGCGGTGGCGGCGATCAAAGTTGCCGACGGGTTAGGTGGCGTACCACCAAGGCCGAATTTTGAAAGAGGTAAGCATGGACGGGCGAGCAATCGGAGACGCCATCATTCGCGGAATTATCGCTGTGGCAATCATGGCCTTCGGACTTGGTGCGCTTTCTGTGTGGGGGCTTCCGAAGCTGTGGGAACTGCTGAAGCCGTTGATTCACACCTGGACGGCATGAAGCCCGCCTTCTAACGCATAGGTGAGGCGCAGACCACGGCGCCTGTGAGCAACCGGAGCGCGACAGAGTGGCCCGCCGTGGGCTGTCGCCTCGACCGAACTTTTATCCGGCCTTGCCGCGAAAGGAAAATGGCATGAACCCCAGCGTGTTCCCGATTCAGAACGACGACCGACCTGGCGCATACCAGGCAGAGACTGGCATGAGCCTGCGAGACTACTTCGCGGCCAAGGCGATGCAGGCGTTTGCGCAAGGCCTAACCGGGCTTGGCACTGTTGACCGGCAGCAGCAAGACGAGGCCCTGAACCTGCTCGCCAAGTTTTCTTGGCAGACGGCAGACGCGATGCTGCGCACGCGAGATGCCGGCTAACAGGCATTATGCCGCACTGACGGCGACAAAGGAGAAAGAAATGCACAAGTACATGACCGTAGAAATGCCGGACGGCAGCAAGTGGGGTGTGCCGGTTGAAATGATTGCGAGAAGCCGGGCGGCACACTACGCAAGTGAGTTTGACGGTGACGTGGAACGCAGCTTGGCCGAGGACACCATGCCGCTGTTTGAGTCCGACGACTACGAAATTGAGGACTGGGCCGTAAACAACATGGACTGGAGCGACTTCGACGGCCACCAAGTGAAACTTGCCGAAGCGCCCGCGCCTGACTTCCAGGAGGCGTGGTTGAGCGGCGCAAAGGGCTATGCGGCATAACAGGCAGCCGTAGGTTGGGCTGACGCAGGAAGCCCAACACGACACCTCGTCCCCCGGCACCGGCGCCTGAATCGTTGGGCTTCCTGCGTCAGCCCAACCTACGCTCTACGCGCTCGTTGGAGTAAATGCACATGGACCGATACGACGAAGGCTACAGGGAATACACCAGCGACCCGCTATTCCCGACCGTAGAGGCGATCGCGAACGCAAAGGGATACCGAAAAGCCACGGCGGCGGAAGTGCGGGCTAGCGCCGACAGCGTCTGGCATGCACCCGATCTGTTCTCAGCCTACGGCGGGCTGTGGGTCAGAGTCGTAGAGTCGTAGCGCGGTAGGTTGGGCTTCCTGCGTCAGCCCAACCTACCCCCCAACCCCCCAACCCCCCCCGATCATCGCCGGGGCGTGAAGTGCTTCCGCCCCGAATCGCTTCACGCGCGCGCGTATGCTGGCCCCACCTCGTTAAAACTTTGAAATATCTTCGAAAGGGCCGCCATGACCTCTCCTTCCTTCCTCCGCCTCGGTCTCCTTTTATGGTCGTTTGCCATCGCCGCGATCTGCGCCATTCCCGCCGCGTTCGCCGGCGCGCTTAACGATTACGCCGAAAACAAAGTAGTCGATGCCCTGCTGCGCGCCCAATCGATCGGCGCGCCGGCGACCTGGTATATCGGCGTGACCACCGACACCTGCAGCGACTCGAGCGCCGGTACCGAGCCATCGGGCGGGAGCTATGCGCGCGTCGCCGTGACGGCGGGGCTGACCCAATGGTCGGGCACGCAATCCGCGGGCAGCACGACCGCGTCGAGCGGCACGGGCGGGACCGTCAGCAACAACGCCGCGATTACCTTCCCGACCAGTTCCGCCGCCTGGGGCAATCTGCAGGCGGTGCGCTGGTATGACGCGTCGTCGGCTGGCAACTCGTGGATCTGTTTAAACCTCGGTTCCGCCTTCAACGTCTCCGGCGCCGGCATCACCGTCAATTTCCCGGCCGGGCAACTGCAATTCCAGATCGACAACTAGGATTTCAAAATGACGCCTGAACAACTCCAAACCCTTCACGCCGCCATTTTTGCAGAGACCGATCCGGGGTTCGTCGAACTCCGTCAATCGGGAGCAACCGGCGCGATGGCAGAATGGTATAGCAGCCCCGCCAGCCCCACGTACCTGGTCTGGCGGACAGACGCCAGAACGGCGGACATCCTGGACGCCATCGCGTTCGACAAGTACACGCCGACCGACCCCCCGGACGGCACCGCAACGTGGACCAATCGCGCGCTGGCCGCGCAAACCAAACAGCTCAACCTGCAGATATTCCTGCAAGGCCGAGAGACAGTCGACGCCAGCAAAGCCACGGTCCGCGCCGGACTCCGCGACGCCGTGATCCAAGTGCCGACCGGCGCTTCGGGGGCAAACGTCAGCCCAGGAGGGTCCTCCGGCGTCAATGTGATGACGGCCTGCACCCGCCCCGCGCTGCGCATCGAAAAACTTCTCGCGATCGGCCAGGCGACGACGGGGTCGGTCACTGCTGCGCTGATGGGATATGAGGGCATGGTCAGCAACGAAGAACTGATCCAGGCACTCTATCTGTCATGACCACCCAGACGCTGGCGCAAAGCGCCCGCTCTAGCTCAATCCTGTCGCTCGGCACGCTGGCGGCTGGCTATTACATCGCCTCGTCGGCGATCGATCTGACCGCCACGATTCCGCTCGACGTGACCATTGAGCTGGAGTGCAATCCGAACGTCACCCCGTCCGGAAACAAGCAGCTCATCCTGTTCGCCAAGCTGAGCTTGGATAACACCAACTGGAGCACCGGCCCAGAAAGTGGAAACACCTCCACCGAGGAAGGAGATTTGTTCCTGATTGGGACGATGTCGAAACACGATACGAACGATCACCGAAAGCAGTTCAGCCTGTACGGACTCCCGACGGCTCGTTATCTCAAGATCGTCGTCAAGAACGACCTAGGGGTCGCTCTGACCAGCGGCGACGTCTATATGGCGACCATTACCGGGTCAAATTCCTGACGTCTCTGCATGAGCCTGATTTCTCTCTCTCAAGCCTCGACTTTAGGGCTTCCTCAAAACAGGTCGTTCTCCCGTGGCCGACAGAGAGTCAAGGCGCTGATCAACGTCGGGTACGGGTTTGCTGATCTAGTCAGCGGCCGCCTCTGCACGCTCACCGGCGCTGTGCAGCGAACTGTCGGTCCAGCGGGCCGTCGTTTCTACGCGGCCAGTGCCGGCATTTACGCCTCGCATGCCTCTGGTCTGGTCAACGGCTCCCCGGTTACGCTGGTGGTCGTGTCGACCAGCACCTCCGGGACTCATACGGCTTTGCTGAGCGATGCGGCTGGGTCATGGTCCTGCCCGCGGGTCGAGGTTACCTCAGGGGTCGTGTCGGCGGTCTGCAAAGTCTCTGGCGGCACAAACCTGACCCTCACCGGACCGACCGTGACCGTTGGAAAAACGTTTTGCGCCGTCGTGCACTGGGCTCCCGGCATCGGGCTGAAAGCGTCGTTCAACGGCACCGAAGTGCAGTCCGCAAGCAATAGCGCCACGTCCCTGTATGTCTCCCCGTCTACCCTGGTCATGGGCGGCGGAACGGGCAGCAACGTCTACCTGATGGCGGCCATCTCCGGGGCTTTGTCCGACGCAGAAATCCTGGACCTTTCTGCAAACCCCTGGAAGTTGCTGCAAACAGATTCCAGGAAAATCTGGTGGCCATCCTCCGAATCGGGCAGCACCCTATCCGCCTCTGGTGGTGCACAAACGGATGGATCGGCGACGCTGCAGGCGCAAGTCGCCCTGTCTGCCCTCGGCGTCGCCGTCGCGGGCGGATCGGCAGGCATTCAAGCCGATATCCCGTTGTCGGCGGCCGGCTTTTCGGTGTCGAGCGGATCGGCCGGACTCACGGCCACCGTTTCGATCAGCGCCGCCGGGTTGGCGCAGGCCGCCGGCCAGGCCGGGCTCGCGGCCGAAATTCTGCTGGCCGGCGCCGGCGCGGCGAGCGCGGCCGGAAACGCCGCGCTCGCCGCGCAGCTCGATGCGCTGGCCGCCGGCGGCGCCCAGGCCAGTGGATCGGCGACGCTGTCCGGCGGATCGCCCGGCGAGATTTCGGCGTCCGGCGGGGCCACCGCCACGGGGTCTGCCGTGCTGTCTGTCAGCGTGCAACTCGCGGCCAGCGCCGGCGCGCAAGCGGGCGGCGCCGGAAATCTCGCGGCCACCGTGTCGCTGACCGCCGCCGGATTCGTCCAGGCCATGGGCGCCGGAGCCCTGTTCGTCTCGGTCGGTCTCGCGGCCAGCGGGCAGGCGGCGGCGGGCGGCGTGGCTCATCTCTCGTCGCTGGAGGCCGTGTTGCTGGCGGTGGATGCGCGCTATATCGCCACGGCCCGGCGCAGGTCCTACGTCGCCTCGCTGCCGCGGCGATCCTTCGAGGTGCGGTCATGACCACGATCTGGAAGCCCAAGGACCCCGCCGAGCATCTGGTGGCGACGTTCCATTACCTGGACGAGCTGGACGACGGCGAGACGATCGTCGGCGCCATCCCCACCTGTACGCTGATCTCGGGGACCGACGCCAACCCGTCGGCGCTGCTATCCGGCGATTTCATCATCGCTGGCGGCACCGTCCTGCAGCCGATGTCGGGTGGCTCTCATGAAGCGAACTACAAATTTCGCTGCATCGCCACGCTGTCCAGCGGACGGGTATTGGTGCGCGCGGCCATTCTGCCGGTGAGGTGGGCATGACCGACGTATTCGACCAGGCGGCGGAGCGTGCAGACGAGATGTTGTCTGACGCGCTGTTCGAGCAGCAGCGTCGAGCTGGGCTGACCGGCCAGACGATCCAGGATTCGGCGCATTTCTGTGCCGAGTGCGACGAACCGATCAGTGACGCGAGACGGGCGGCCTATCCCGGCGTGCATCTCTGCGTCGATTGCAAGTATCAACAGGAAAAACAAGCAAGGAGGACTCGTGGGTATTGATTTTGTGGCGATCCGCTGGTGGATCGATTTTGCCATGCTCTTGCTGTTGATAGCGACCATGGGCTTCACGTTCTGGGATCGGCGAAATAAGGTCACGCAAGAGGCCGTTTCGAAGTTGCGCAGCGATCTGTATCAGGAGATTGCCAGCATGAAAACCGACTTGGAAACGCGGCGCCGACGCGTCGATGACCACTTTGGCGAGATCCGGACTCGCTTGTCTGATACGCCGACGCGGCTGGATTTGTCGCGTCTATATGAAGCGATCAGCGAGGTATCGCAAGTGGCCAATCAGTTGCGCGGGACGGTGGAGTCGCTGCAAGGGACCATCTCGCTGATCAATCAACATCTGCTGGAGCAGAAACATGGATAACCGGGGGCTTTCCTATGCCGAGCGCGTGCGCGAGGAGTCGCGGTTACAAGCCCTGCGGTGTCTGGCCGAGGTGCCGGATTACACGGCGCCGGATATGTTGCTGCACCAGGTCGTGCTCGATAAGGGGTTGACGGTGTCGCTGTCGGGAGTGCGCGTCGAACTCGCGTGGCTGAACGAGCAGGGGTTGGTGGTGACGCAGCGTCCTGGCGGTGCCGCTGGTTTCATGATTGCGACACTGACCGAGAGAGGGTTGGATGTGGCCAATGGCCTAAGCTTGGTGCCGGGGGTTGCCCGCCCGCGGCCGGGCGGCTGAGATGGGGCGCCGTTCGTCTGTCAACCAACTCCCGGAGCAGTTCTTGGAGGAGTTGAATCGCCGTCTGGTGAACAACGGCTTTTCCGAGTATCGGGAAATGGCCGCCTGGCTGCGTGAGGCAGGGTTCGAGATCAGCAAGAGTTCCTTGCAGCGGCACGGGACGAAACTGGAAGCGGATTTCGAGGAGGCCATGGCCGATGTGCGGCGTACGCGCGCGCTGGCCAAGGCGGTGAAGGATGAGGGCGATGAGGGGGATGTGCTCTCGGCCACCAGCGGCGTCCTACAGGAGCAACTGCTGCGTATTGCGATCGCGCTGCGTCATACCGACGCCAACCCGGCCGAGGCAGCAAAGTCGATTTCCGTGGTGGCGCGTGCCCATGCTGATGTGGGTCGCTTGCAGGTGGCGCTGAGCAAATGGCAGGAGGAGCTGAAAGCGAAATGCCAGGCGGCGGCCGATGCCTGTGGCAGGCCGCCCGGCGCGGGGGCCTGACGCCCGATACCGTCGAGGTGATCCGCCGCGAGATTCTTGGGATTACGGCATGACCAGCCGACCGGCTGCCCGGTCAGACGCGGCTCTGCGGCCGGCCACGCCGGTCGTGCTGCTGACGTATCAGCAGTCCTGGGTGGCGGATGCCGCCGAGGTGGGGGTTTGGGAGAAGTCCCGGCGGATCGGTGCGTCGTGGTGCGATGCGTCGCAAGCGGTGCTGACGGCGGCCGCCGAGGGCGGTCAGGACGCGCTGTACATCGGCTACAGCGAGGACATGACTCGGGAGTACATCGACGATTGCGCGATGTGGGCGAAGGCGTTTTCGTTCGCGGTGTCGTGGCTCGGGGAAGTGGTGTATGTAGACGAGGAACGCGACATCAAGGCTTTTCGGATCGATTTCGCGTCGGGGAAAAAGATTCTGGCGCTGTCGAGCCGGCCGCGGTCGATTCGCGGCAAGCAGGGACGAGTGACGATCGATGAAGCGGCATTCCACGATGATCTGCCGGGGCTGATGAAAGCGGCCCTGGCGATGCTGATCTGGGGCGGCAAGGTGCGTTTGTTGAGTTCGCACAACGGCGCCAGCAATCCGTTCAATGAGATCGTCGAGGACATCCGTGCGGGCCGGTTGGGGTATTCCCTGCATCGCACGACGTTCCGCGAGGCGGTCGCGCAGGGGCTGTATCAGCGGGTGGCGCTGATCCAGGGCGAGCGGCTCCAGGACAAGACGGAAGCGGCATGGGTCGGGAAGATCTATGCGATGTATGGCGATACGGCGGCCGAGGAACTGGATGTGGTGCCGAGCGAGGGCGGCGGGGCATTTCTCCCGTTGGCGCTGATCGAATCGCGCATGGTGCGCCCTGGAGAAACCGGCCCGGCGTTGCTGCGGCGCCAGTTTGCTCCGTCGTTCGGGCTGCTCCCAGAGCCACAGCGGGCGCACGAGGTGCTGGCGTGGTGCAGGGAGGTGCTGGCGCCAGTGCTGAACGATCTGGATGCCGTGCGCTGGCATGGGTTCGGGCTGGATTTCGCACGGGTCTCTGACTTGACGGTGCTAACGGTGATCGAGGAGGGGCAGGACCTGGTGCAGCGACCGAGGATCATCGTGGAACTGGGCAACTGTCCGTTTCGGCAGCAAGAGCAGGTGCTATCGTTCGTCGTCGACCGGGTGCCCAGGATGCGCCGCGGGGCGATGGATGCCGGCGGAAACGGGGCGGCGCTGGCGGAATTCGCGGCGGATCGCTACGGCGTTTCACGGATCGAGCAGGTCAAGCTGTCCGAGGCGTTCTATCTGGCGGAAATGGCGAAGTTCAAGGCGGCGCTGGAGGATGCGACGCTCGACGGACTCCCCCGGGACGATTCGTGCCGGGACGATCTGCGGGCACTCCGGCGAATCAACGGTGTGCCGAAACTGCCCAGTGTGCCGACGCAACGAGCCGGGGATTCGTCCGGATCAACGCAACAGCGGCACGGGGACTTTGCGATTTCGCTCTTCCTGGGAAACTATGCACTGCGCTGCGAATCGCTGCCAGGCCGTTGTGATGGTTTCGAGTCGGTACCCCGGCGCGGCGGATGGGCAGACGCCGACGGATCCTTCGTTCTTTCGAGGCGCATGCTATGAGCAGAATTGTCGACCAGTACGGCCAACCAATCGACAGCGGCGCGCTGCGCGAACCCCAAACCGCCCGCATCAGGACGCTGCAAAACGAGTACCTCACCAGCCAGCTCAACGGCTTGAGCCCCGCCCGCCTCGCCGCCACCCTGCGCGCCGCCGACCAGGGCGACCTCTGGGCGCAGCACCGCCTGTTTTCCGACATGGAGGAGCGCGACGCCCATCTCTCGGCCGAAATGGGCAAGCGCCAGCGCGCCATCCTTTGCCTCGACTGGTCCATCAAACCGCCGCGAAACGCCACCGCTGAAGAAAAGAGGCACGCCGAATGGCTCACCGACGTTCTCACCGACGCCGCCGACCCCTTCGAGGAACTGCTGGTCGCCCTGATGGACGGCATTGGCCACGGCTTTGCGTCCGTCGAACTGGAGTGGCGCCGGGAAGGCGGCGAGCTGCTGCCCGCCTTCCATCCCCGCCCACAGGAATGGTTTCGGCTCGACCGGACGCGCCGCGAGCTGCGCCTGCGCGATGCTAGCCCGGACGGCGCCGCGCTGCAGCCCTTTGGCTGGGTGATGCACACCTACGGCCGCGCCAAGACCGGGTATTTGGGCCGTCTGGGCCTGCACCGCGTCCTGGTCTGGCCGTTTTTGTACAAGACCTACGCGATCGGTGATTTCGCGGAATACCTCGAAACCTTCGGTTTGCCGATCCTGATCGGCAAGTATTTTTCCGGCGCGACCGAAGAGGAGAAGGCCAGCCTGCTGCGCGCCGTCACGGCGATCGGCCACGACGCGCGCGGGATCATGCCCGCCGACATGCAGATCGAAATCAACCAGGCCAGTGGCAGCGGCGCCGGCCATTCGTCGCACCTAGCCATGGTCGATTGGGCGGAGCGCAGCGAATCCAAGGCGATCCTCGGGCAGACGATGAGCGCCGAAGCCAGGGCGACCGGCATCGGCAGCGGCAACGCCGATCTGCACGACGAAGTCCGCCGCGACATCCTGCAAGCCGACGCGCGTCAGATCGAGGGCACGCTCACGCGCGACCTGCTCTATCCCCTGGTGGCGCTCAACCGCGGCCGGATCGACGGCCTCGCGCGCTGCCCGCGCCTGGTCTTCGACACCAGTGAAGCCGAAGACCTGACGCAGTTCGCAGAAGCCCTGCCCAAGCTGACCGGCATCGGCATGCAGGTTCCCATTTCCTGGGCGCACGACAAGCTGCGCATCCCGCTGCCGGCCGAAGGGGAGGCCGTCCTGGGCGCGCGGGCGCCCGATCCCGCGGACGATGGCCAGCAGGGGCAGGGCAAGGAACAGGGCAAGGAGCAGGGCAGCGCCCCCCCGAAGAAGCCGCCGCCCCAGTCCGGCCTGGCCGCACTGGCGGCCGACCCGCCGCCGGATTCGGCCGCGGCCGACCAGGCAGTGCTCGACGCCGCGCTGGCGAATCTGCCGGGCGCGGACAGCCAGGCCGCCCTGCAGGCCCTGCTGGCGCCGGCGATCGCCGCGCTGCAGGCCGGCGAAACGCCCGACGAGGCCGGCGATGCGCTGTTGGCGGCCTTCCCGAAACTCGATAGCGGCGCGCTGGAAACGCTGCTCGCACGCGCCATCTTCGTGGCCGATGTCTGGGGGCGCCTGAGTGCCGGACGTTCCTGACCTCGCCTACGCGTGCCGGCTGCCGCCCGAGGACGCCATCGCCTACCTGGAAAGCAAGGGCTATGCGATCGGCTTCTCCTGGCGGGACGTCTGGCAGGAGGCGCACGCGAAAGCCTTCACCGCGGCCGGGGTGATGAAGGTGGACGTGCTCGCCGATCTCAAGGCGGGCCTGGTCGACGCGTTAAAAGAGGGCACGACGCGGCAGGACTATCTGCGGAATTTAACGCCGCTGCTGCAACGCAAAGGCTGGTGGGGATACGAGGCGCAGGTGGACCCGGCCACCGGGGAGATGGCCGGCAAGGGGCTGACGCCGCGGCGCCTGGCGACGATCTTCGACACCAATCTGCAGTCGGCCTACATGGCCGGGCGTTACAAGGCCTTCCTGGCCAACGTCGCCGACCGGCCGTACTGGCAATACGTGGCGGTGATGGATAGCCGCACGCGGCCGGCGCACGCGGCGCTCAATGGCCGCACGTTCCGCCATGATGACCCGATCTGGCGGACCCACTGGCCGCCGAATGGGTTTCGCTGCCGTTGCGGCGTGCGCGCCCTCGATGCCGAAGACTTGCAGGCGCGCGGCATCGATCTGTCGAGCAGCGAAGGCCGGCTGTCGGACATCGAAGTGTCGACCAGCCGCCATCCGGACGGGCCGACGGCCACGGTGACGCGCTTCGAGTACGCGCCGGGCAAGTTTTTCGCGCCCGACGCGGGGTGGAGCTATAACCCCGGCGCGGCGGCGCTCAAGCCCTTTGCGCCGCCGCCGCTGGACGACTTGCCGCGCACCTTCAGCCCTGGCGTGCCCTTGCCCGATCTGCCGGCGCCGACGCGGGTCGCCGCCGATCGCCTGCTGGCGCCCGGCTTGCCGCCCGAGGACTACGCGCACGCCTTCCTGGCCGAATTCGGCGCCGACGTGGGCCAGGGCGTGGTGTTCAGGGATGTGACCGGCGCGCCCCTGGTCATCGATGAGGCGCTGTTTCAGGATGGGGCGGGCAACTGGAAGGCAGCCAAGGACGGGCGCGGACCGTTCATGCGCTTGCTCGCCGAGTCCGTCCAGGCGCCGGACGAGATCTGGCTGCGCTGGGAGGAGTCGCGCGAGGCCCCGGGAACCTGGCGGCTCAAGCGGCGTTATCTCCGCAGCTTTGAGGTGATGGGCGACGATGGCCCACAATACGGGCTGTCGGTATTCGAGTACGGGAAAGACGGGTGGTCCGGTTCCACCGCGATGATGTCGCAGGCGGACCGTGGGCCGGCGGCTCGTCTGCGCTATATCGAGCGTCATCGCGACGGATTTCTGCTCTACCGGAAGCCGGAAACCCCCTGACGCCGACTCATCAGGGGGCACTGTGCGGTTCCTTTGGATGCGTCAGTCGGGAGCTTGTACGACCGCAATCAGCTAACCTCAGTATAGCCCAACCATGATCACGATCCAAATCGAAGGCCCCGACATCGCCGCGGCGCTCCAGCGCCTGGCCAGCAGCCTGGCGCGTCCGGGGCCGGTCATGCCGGTCGTGGCCGGCATCCTGCACGATGCGGTGATGGAAAACTTCGCGCAGTCCGGCCGGCCGCGCTGGCAAGCCCTGAAACCGGCCACGCTGGCCTACAAGCGCAAACACGGCTACGGCGATCAGATCCTGATCCGGCGCGGCGGCGGCCAGAGTCTGCTGTCGAGCATCACGCCGCAGGCGGACGATCATTCGGCGAGTGTCGGCACCAACGTGGTCTATGCCGCGATCCACCAGTTTGGCGGCAAGATCGAGATGCCGGCGCGCAGTCAGCAAGCGTATTTCAAACAGGCCAAGGATGGCACGGTCGGCAACCGCTTCGTGCAGAAGAGCCGGTCCAACTTTGCCCAGTGGCACACGCGCGGCGCGCATACCATCGAGATGCCGGCGCGGCCGTTTCTCAAGCTCACCGAGGCCGACGAAGCGAAGATCGCGAGGAAGCTGCTGGAGTACCTGGCGGGGCGGCTGCGGGGGTAGGCGCTGGGCGCGCGCCCAAAAAAACCCGGCACGGGGCCGGGGCGCGGAATCGCGATTTCAGGCGTTCGACGGGGCCGGGCAGGCTCAGGTATTCCCAGCGAAAAACACCCGCGTTAAACCGGCGTTAAGTTTCGTCCTGGAGGCATTCCCGCATCCGGGAAAGATCCCGCAGCGCGTAGGTTGGGCTGACGAAGGAAGCCCAACATTCCAGGGGGGCGTTGCCGGAGAATTTCAAGCGGAATTTAACGCGGGCCATTGACGGGAAAACGGGTTGTGATACGCTTTGCTCCCGAGTCAAGCCGACCTTGCCGCGGCTTTTTGCGCGTTGAACGAGACCTTCCGGGCGAAATTGGTGGCAAAAAGTTCCCCTCAACCAGAAAACCAGAGCCCTTCCCGGTACGGCGGCTGGGACTATGCGCGGGATCTGACCAACCATGTTTTTGCCCTGATCCATACCGGGCAGGTTTTCCCCGCTTTCGGGCTCTTGTTGCTGCTGCTTTCACCAGTCATCGGGTATCTTCTGCCGGAGAGTGAACGGGCGCCCGTGCTTTATGAGTTGCTGGCGACGATCCGCAGTTCCAGTGGCATTCCCTACCTGGCGCTTCTCGGGGTCATCGTCGGCGCGTCGTGGTTGATCAGACGGCAAGGCCAGATGTACCGCAAGGAGATTGACCGTCTGGCGGCGATCAGGAGTGAGCTGATGCACGGCGAGCAGCCGCGCACGCTCATCAAGGAGCATCGCAGCAGCGCCGGTGAACAAGTGAAGAGTGTCATCCTGCCGGAAATTTCCCCGCCCCCTCAAGAAGGAGGATCGAACCCATGACGACCTTGTTGTCGCTGCTGGCCATGACCATCGTGCTCTACGGCGTCTCCATACTGATCCGGGAGTACAACGTCCTCGTCTTCACCCAATTCCGCTTCCGCTACTACGCGCTGCGGGATGAGTTGGCAATGCACGTCGTCCGCGGCGAATTACCCGAAGACTCCTGGGAATATCGCCACATCGTCGCCGCGATCAACTACCACATCAGCGCGGTCGAAACGATGTCCATCACCGAAGTGGTGCGGCTGCTCATCCAATACCACACCTCAGAGGACGGTCGGCGCAACGCTCGCCATCTCGTCAAGCGAGTCGATGATCCGGTGATCACGGACTTGCTGATGCGCTACCTTGGGACCACGCAAGATCTCCTTCGGCGCAACAGCCGCTGTCAGATTGCCTTGGTCCGGATCGGCAAGCGCCTGTTCGGCCCGGCTGCCCGGCAGGGGCGACACGAAATCGTCGTGAACCCCAACGAAGCCCTGAACGAGATTGAACAGAACAAGACCGAACTGCGGGCCGCCCGCCATGCCGGACTCCATTGCCCGGCGTAAAAAGGGAAGCGCGCAAACGGGGTCCGGCCCTGTTTTGCCTGAGAATTTCAAGCGGAATTTAACGCGGCAATCTGCTAAACTGGCTTCGACTTGGAAAGTGGTAGGAGCCTCCACCATGATCGCCCGCTTGGCCGTTCTGATTGGCGCGTTAGCGCCCACCATTATCTTCGCGCAAACGCTCTATCGTTGCACCGAGGGCGGCATCGTCACCTACGCCGAGCGTCCGTGCGGCAAGAGCGCGGTGCCGGTGAGCAGCCTGCCGCCGGCCCCCCGTGCGGTCCCGGCACCCGTTCCGCAGGCTCCGTCGATGATGGCCCCGGCCGATGGTCCATTGCCCGCCCCGTCCGCATCGGCCGCCAGCGCGGCGCGCGAAGAGCAGGTGCAGCGCGAGGCGAAACTCGCCAGGATGGCGAAAGAGCGACGCATGCGCGATCTGGAATATGAGATCCGAGACACCGAGCGGGCTCATGATGACGACCTGGCGCGGCTTCGAGACAAGAAGCGGTACTCGGCCAACAACCTCGCGGGCGCCACCTGGGAGGAAAGCATCTCCCAGGAGATGCAAGCCGTCACTACCCGGTACAACGCGCGCATCGATACCCTGCGCCGCGAGCTGGCAGCGCTGCGCTCCCAGTAA